CCTCACGGTCTGCCGCCGCAAAATTGGAAAACAAAAAGATGCAGGAATGATGATGAAGAGCGATGAAACGAGTTCTCCGCATGGTGGTGGGGAGGGCAGACCATGAAGGGACGAAAGCCGAAAGATCTGGAGATGAAATTATTGAACGGAAATCCTGGCAAACGATCGATTACGCCTGGCTCGTCGTCAGGATCGGATACGGCTCCGTTCACGGCGTCTGAGCTGGAGAAGCCGGACTACCTCGACGACTATGCGTCGCAAGAGTGGGATCGGTTAGTCGACACGCTCGCTCCGATTTTGTCTCCGGCATCAGCCGGAATGGTGCTGGTCGCCTGTGATGCGTTCAGTGAAATGCGTCACGCGATGGATGCGCTGAGCGACGGCAAGCAGACCTATGAAACGGTGAGCGCGAAAGGGCCCGCGATGACGCGCGAACGCCCTGAGATCGGCATTAAGAACCGTGCGCGCACGGCCTATCATCGGGCGCTAGCTGAACTGGGCGCGTCGCCGGTCGCGCATACCCGCGTCAAGAAACTGCCCGGCGAGAATCAGCCGGAATTGCCGGGGATTGCCCGGTTGATGGCGTAGGGATTAGGATGGCTGACTATGTGCTACGGCGGGTGTGATTGCGCTCGATGCAACCCTGAGAGTGATGGGGCGCGTTTCGCGCGTCGGATTTGCAAGGCAGAGATCGTTGATCGGTTTGCGGCTGGAGAAGGTCTGGCGCATCTCGCCCGGCTGCATTCCTTGACTTTGCTTGATGTGGAGCGTGTGGTGCGCGAGGCGCTGAAGAAGACGTGTTGACCATGCAGCCTACTGTGACGACAGAGCCGACGACACGTCGGCGCCGGAAAAGTGTGCCGCCGCCTCCGCCGTTGTCGCCGATCGCGCAGGCTGTGCAGCGGTATATCGACGGTGTGCTCGATGGCAGCGTGATTGCCGGGGAGTTGATTCGCCTGGCGGTGCAGCGGCACGTCGATGATCTGCGCGAAGGGCCGGCCCGCGGCCTGCGGTTCGATCCAGTGAAGGCCGAGGAGGCGATCGAGTTCTTTTCCTACCTCAAGCACAGCAAGGGCGAGTGGGCGGGGCGGGTCTTTCAGTTGGAACCGTGGCAGATGTTCACGGTCTGGGTGATGTTCGGATGGCTGAATACCTCGGGCTATCGCCGCTTCCGCACGGCCTATGAAGAAGTGCCTCGGAAGAACGGGAAGTCGACGAAGGCGGCCGGCGTTGGGCTCAAGCTCGCATTTGCCGATGGCGAAGATGGGGCCGAGGTGTACAGTGCGGCGACGAAACATGATCAGGCGTTGATCGTGCACGGCGAAGCGACGCGCATGGTGCGGGCGACTCCGGCGCTCGCCGAGCGGATCCAGATCTTCAAAAACAGTCTGAGCCGGGTGGAGAAATATCAGAAGTATGAACCACTCGGAGCCGATGAGGATACGCTCGACGGATTGAACGTCCATGCGGCCGTCATCGATGAGCTGCACGCGCACAAAACGCGCGGCGTGTTCGACCTGATGGAAACCGGCACCAGCGCCCGCCGACAGCCGCTGCTCTTTGCGATCACCACGGCCGGCACGGATCAGTCGGAGACCAGCGTGTGCTGGGAGCAGCACGTCTATGCCGAGCAGGTGTTGCGCAGGATCATCACGGATGACACCTATTTCGCGTTCATCGCGTCGATGGATGAGGGCGATGACTGGCAGGAGGAGCGGAACTGGTACAAGGCGAATCCGAACCTGGGTGTCAGCAAGAAACTCGACTATATGCGCGATCAGGCGCGGCGGGCGAAGAACATGCCGGCGAAGCTGAACAGTTTTCTCCGGCTCGATCTCAACAAATGGACCCAGCAAGTCAGCCGGTGGATCGATATGCTGCTCTGGGACGCCAACGCGGGTGCACCGATCGACGAAGTGGCGCTGCGCGGGCGTCCCTGCTATGGCGGCCTCGATCTATCGAGCGTGTCCGACCTCACGGCCTGGGTGCTGCTGTTTCCAGATCCTGTCGATCCTGACCGGGTGACGATTCTTCCGCGTCTCTGGTGCCCGGAGGCGAAGCTGCACGAGGAGACGCGCAATCAATACCGCGAGCAATATCAGGCCTGGGCGCGCGACGGATGGTTGCAGGTGACGTCAGGCAATGCGATCGACTACGAGACCGTCAAGGCGCAGATCCTGGCCGATGCCCAGCAGTTTCAGCTGCAGGAAGTGGCCGTCGACCGATTATTCCAGGGCTATCAGCTCTCGATGCAATTGGCCGATGAAGGCCTCACCGTCGCGGCCTGCGGCATGGGCTATATGAGCATGGCGGGGCCCTGCAAGGAATTTGAGCGGCGATTACTTGAGAAGCGCCTGCATCACGGCGGCCATCCGGTCTTGAAGTGGATGGCGAACAACGTGGCAGTGCGGGAAGACCCGGCAGGCAATCTGAAACCAGACAAGGCGAGCAGTCAGGGGAAGATCGATGGCATCATCGGGGTACTCCTGGCGCTCGATCGTGTCATGCGACACACCACCACCACCTCGGTCTATGAGTCCCGAGGGATGCTCACACTAGGAGGATAGCCTGATGGCGAAACGCCACAAGCGGAAGGAGAGTCTCATGACTGATGTGAAGGTGTTGCTATTGAAGCCAAGGCTGCGCGTCGATGAAGCGGCTATCGTATTGGACGTCACGCCGCGCACGGTGATCAGATATCTCAATGATGGAAAGCTCGACTTCCAATTAACGCCAGGTGGTAGACGGCGCGTATTGGTTGAATCTGTAAAGAGATATATAGGCTAGGCCAGCAGGAGAAACGATATGCTCGTAAATAGGCGAGACCCCCGAGACTATCCGCCAATTCCTGCAGGCCAATCCCAAGCACGGCCCGTCACCGGTATGGTTCCGCTGTTGCACGCTCGATATACGGATTCCGGGAAGCGTCGTCTTGATCGCCATTTTAGAAAGTACTATGGGATCACGCTGGATCAATATGATGCGCTGTGGACGTCGCAGGGTGGCATCTGTGCGATCTGTCGGAAAGCGCCAAATCATGGACGGCCCTTGCACGTTGATCACTGTCATTCCACCGGAGTTGTGCGCGGGCTACTCTGCATGCATTGCAATCGGGGCGTCGGGGGATTTATGGACAATCCGGACTGGTGTGAAGCGGCTGCTCGATATCTGCGGTGCGAGATCTGACGTCGCGCCACTTTTTCTAAGACATTTGATGACATTTGATGAAGTGAAGTGAAGACCGGTGACATAACGACCTAGGAAGTTCTCCTCGCTCCTGATACTACCACGCCCATATGGGAACACGTTCTCAGTTCGAACGATCCCTCGATGGTATTGATCTCGCGATCCTGCTCGGGTTCGCGAGCCTCGTGGGGGGCGTGGCCCTCGCCTATGGACTTGCCCATGCCTTGATGATCTTTGGTGTCGGGCTCATGACGCTCGGCGTCGTCGCCATGAGGATGAAGCGCTGATGGGATGGCTCCAGCGATTTCTACTGCCGGATAAACGCATGACGGTCCAGGAGCTGGATCTGCTGGCGGATCGGGCGATCAGCGGCTATCCCACTGCCAGCGGCGTGGATGTGAATGATCAGACGGCGCTGTCCTGCATGGCCGTCTATGCGGCGGTGCGCTTGCTGAGCGAAACGATCGGGAGTCTGCCCGGGCATGTGATGCGGCAGACGGATCGCGGGAAGGAAAAGGCGCTCACGCATCCGCTCTATTCCATCATTCACGAGCAACCGAACCCTGAGATGACGGCGATGGAATGGCGTGAAGTCGCCATGTGCCATTTGCTGCTCCGGGGCAACCACTACTCAGAAAAACAATACGACCAGGCGGGGCGACTGATTGCGCTCTGGCCGATTCATCCGGACCGCGTGCGCATTGAGCGGTCTGGGGCGGCGGCTCCCTTGGTTTATCGCATCACCGTACCGGGCGGCGGCGAGGTTCGGCTCGGACCGGATCGCATGCTGCATTTGCGCGGGCTCGGCTCCAACGGCATCACCGGATTCTCGCCGATCGCCGTCGGGCGTCAGGCGCTTGGCCTGGCTCTGGCGGCTCAAGAGTACGGGGCGCGGCTGTTTAAGAACGATACGCGGCCGGGAGGCGTGCTGGAGCATCCCAACAAGCTGTCAGACCCGGCCTATGCCCGGCTCAAGACCTCTATCGAGGAACAGCATCAGGGGGTCAGCAACGCACACCGCATGATGATTCTCGAAGAGGGGATGAAGTGGAACAAAGTCGGGATCGACCCGGACGATGCGCAGTTTCTTGAGTCGCGGAAATTCAGCGTGGTGGAAGTGGCCCGATTGTTCAATCTGCCGCCGCACTTTTTGCGCGATTTAGAGCGCGCCACGTTCAGCAATATCGAGCAACAAGGGATCGAATTTGTCGTGTACACGCTTCGGCCCTGGCTGGTGCGGTTTGAGCAGCGGCTCAAACTCGAACTGCTGTCTCCGCAGGACCGCGTGGCGCATTTTATCAAGTTCAATGTGGACGGCCTGCTCCGTGGCGACATCAAGACGCGCTATGAGGCCTATCAGATTGCGAAGCAGAACGGCTGGATCAATACCGACGAAATTCGAGAGTTGGAAGATATGAACCCGCTCCCTGGTGGAGAAGGGCAGGATTATTGGCAGCCCATGAACCTCGGCGTCGTGGGGGCTGATCCGACTCCTGATCCGAAACCAGCTGATCAGAGCCTCGTGGAGGACTCGTTATGACGCTCGGAACGAAAATCGAACGCCGGCTGATTGATCTCGCGGAACTGCGATTGGAAGGGGACGGCGCGGACCGGAGTATTCGCGGCTATGCCGCCGTCTTCGATTCGATGAGCCTTCCCTTGGGGGGATTTCGTGAGGTGATTCGCAAGGGGGCGTTCCGGAAGACGCTGCGGGAGGCCGATATTCGGGCGCTCTGGAACCATGACCCGAATTATGTCCTGGGGCGCAAATCTGCACGGACGTTGCAGATCTCGGAAGATGAAAAAGGGTTACTGACGCGGGTGTTTCCGCCGAAGACGCAGTGGGCCAGCGATCTCATGGAGTCGATCAGTCGTGGTGATGTGACGCAGATGAGTTTCGGGTTTCGCACGATCAAGGATAAGTGGAATCCCGCCGGGGCCGATGGCGTGCCGGTGCGGGAGCTGTTGGAAGTGCAGTTGATCGATGTGTCGCCGGTGACGTTTCCGGCCTATCCGCAAACGGAAGTGCATGTACGGGCCGTGATGGATGCCGTATTGAGCCGGATTCACACCGGCGAGGCGATCGGTGCAGAGGAGCGGGCGGCGATGGCCTCGGCGCTCGATGGGTTACGGTCCAGTCTTATCTCCGAGCCGGGCGCGCCCCACTCGGAGTCGTCCTACCAGGAGCCGGGCTCGCCCCACTCCGAGGAGCATCGGCGCATGCTCCAGACACGTCGGCAGCGCTTATTGGAGTTACTCGGGTAGTCATTAATCAGCGGAAGGGGAGGAGCACATGAAGAAGGATCTAGCAGAATTGAAGCGTCGGCAGTTGGAGCAGGCGGGAGAACTCCGCGCCATGCTCGATAAGGCCGAATCAGAAGGTCGTGATCTCACGGCTGCCGAGAATGAGCAGTATGCCAGGGTTGAAAAAGACATCACCTTGCGCAAGGGGCTCATCGAGCGCGAGGAACGGTTGCAGGGACTGGAAACCGAGATGGCGGCCCCGACTCGCATTGTCAGCCGGCCGGACGTGACCGATGGGAACGCCCCGGCGGCGCGCTCGATCGTGTCCGATGAAGTGCGCTGTGTCGTGCGTCAGCGGGACGGCAGCTACAAAGAAGGTCGGGCCATCAATCCGTTGAAGGAATTCAGGACCTTCGGTGAGCAGATGGGCGCCGTGATTCGGGCAGGTCGCACCGGCGACATCGATCCGCGTCTCAACCAGCTCCGGGCAGCCTCCGGGATGAGCGAGACTGTCCCCTCCGATGGCGGCTTCCTCGTCCAGACCGATTTCGCGTCAGAAATCATGCAGCGCACCTATGAAATGGGCCAAGTGGTCAGCCGCGTGCGGCGGATCCCGATCGGGGCGAACAGCAACGGGCTGAAAATGTTGGCGGTGAACGAGACCAGCCGGGCAACCGGCTCGCGCTGGGGCGGCGTGCAGGTCTATCGCGCCAACGAGGCTGATGCCTTGACCTCCAAAAAGCCGAATTTCCGGATGATGGAATTGGCGCTCAAGAAGCTCACCGGGTTGTGTTACGCCACGGACGAATTGCTGCAGGACAGCACGGCGCTTGAGTCGGTGCTGATGCAGGCGTTTCAAGAGGAATTCACCTTCAGCATCGAGAACGAGATCTTCAACGGCAACGGAGTCGGGCAAATGCTCGGCATTCTGAACGCCGCCGCGCTCGTGACGGTGACGAAGGAAGGCAGTCAGCCGACCGGCACTTTCTACGCTGAAAACGCCATGAAAATGTGGTCGCGGTGCTGGGGCCGCAGCCGGCAGAACGCCGTCTGGTTCATCAACCAGGACGTGGAGCCTCAGCTGTACCAGATGAACGTCAAGATCAAGAACGTCGCCGGGACGGAGAACGTCGGCGGCATGCCGGTCTATATCGGGCCGGGCGGCATCTCCGGATTGCCCTACGGCACCTTGTTCGGACGGCCGGTGATTCCGGTTGAATACTGCGCCAGCTTGAGCTCGAAGGGTGATGTGGTGCTCGCCGATTTGAGCCAGTTCGTCATGATCGAAAAGGGCGGACTCCAGTCGGCCACCAGCATGCATGTGCGCTTCTTGAACGATGAGCAGACCTTCCGCTTCACGATGCGGAACGATGGTCAACCGATCTGGAACGCCGCGCTGACGCCGTTTAAGGGCAGCAATACGCTCAGCCCCTACGTCTGCACTGAGGCGCGCTAAGCGAGTGATGAATCCGGGGCGCGGGCTGTGGCCCGTGCCCCTCTGAGAATCAAGGGGAGGACGACGTATGTATAAGCATATTGCGGAAAGTTACAAGCTGATCTGGGCCTGCGAACCGAAGAACTATACCGGCGCGGCGGCGACCAAGAAGTGGATCTCGCTCAAGAATTTTGAACAGGTCACCATCATGATCCAAACCGGCGCCTGGGCGGGCGGCACGGCGGCGGTCACGATCGAGCAAGCGACGGCCGTCGCCGGGACCAGCAACAAAGCCATCAGCTTTACTGATTACTGGGATGATCTGTCGACCAGCGGTACGCTGGTGAAAAAGGCGGCGACCAGCAACACCTTCAATCTCGACACGGCGAACAAGCTCTACGTGATCCATGTCGATGATCGCATGCTGGATCTCGCCGGCGGATTTACCTCTGTGTCAATCGTCATCGCCTCGCCTGGTGCGAACGCGGACTTCTATGCCGTGTCGTACCTGTGCACCGGCGGACGCTATCAGCAGAGCACACCGCCCTCAGTCTTGATCGACTAAGGCGACGGAGGAACGAATGGCCCTGACGACGGTTCATGCCTGTAAATCCTTTCGCGGCATTCCTGGCGACAACCAGGAGCATGACGACGAATTGGCGCGGCTCATTCCGGCCGTGCAGGCGTTTCTTGAACTGGAGTGTGGGCGCACGTTCGAGTCTGCCACGGTGACGGAGTATTACCATGGGGCCGGATCCGGCGGGGACACCCTGACCGCTGCGCATTCGGCCCCCACCTGGCGCTCGTCACTCGTGATTGCGCGTCCGCCGATCATCACGATCGCGGGGATCTGGGACGATCCCCTGCGGGCCTATGGGTCGAGTACGCAGCTCGCGGCGTCCTCCTATGTCGTGGGGGATGTGGACGCCGGGATCATTCTCCTGGACGGCCTGACATTTCAGCCGGGCCTGCGGAACATCAAGGTCACCTATCAGGGCGGGTTTGCCACGATCCCGGCGGATCTGGCGCAGGCCGCCATCGAGTTAGTCTGGGCGGCTCGCGAGAAGGGCGTGCAGAACCTCGTCGGGGTGCGCTCGAGGAGCGTGGCCGATGGGAACGTGCAGTATGTCAATCTCGGCTGGGGCAGCCTGGCGCAGGACATCATTGCGAAGTATCGCCTGCACACGGGGGTAGCATAATGGCGGTGCGGATCAAGGTGCATGCGGCTGGCCTGCTGAACTATGCCAAAGAAGGCAAGGCGGCCCTCGTCAGGATCCGGAAGACGATGCGGCGCGTATTGAACGTTGGGCGCAAGGCAGCCCGGCAGAAGATCGCGAGCGAGTTTGCGGTGCGCACCGGGTTTCTCCGTCGGCAAGCCCGGAAGATGCAAACGAAGGTCAGTATCAAGGGCTATGAGATCAGGGGGCAGGTGACGCCGCTGCCGCGGCTGCTGAACATCTTCGAAGGCGGGGCGACGTTGGCGCATGGGCGCGGGATCTTACGGCCTAGGCCGGTCGTGGGTCCGGGCCAGCAGGCCATGGACGCCGTGGCCCATGACGAATTCGACAAGGTGTTAGCGGAGGTGGGGCAGTGAGCACCGTGACGGTGGTACCGATTCGCACGCAGGTCCGGGATGTGATCGTATCGGAGCTCAGGCTGATCGACACGGATCCGGACGCGCAGGTCCGCGGCGCGGAGATCGTCACCGATTATTTGCATGAAACGGAACTCAAGAAGACGGTGAGTTATGGCGTGATTGTCACCAATGAAGACGTGACGGTGCAGACGCAGCGTTCAGCGGATGTGTCCATGACGGTCTTGATCGTCATCTACGTCCGGTCGGAAGTGGATCGGCGGGCGCTGCTCGATGCGGCGATCGATGAGGTCTGGAAGGCCCTCA